CTGCGATTGGAACAGTAAAATTAATGGACTTGGCTATGGAGTCAGAATATGACATCAGAAGACAAGGTACATTAATGGTAGGCAAGCTAGCTTTAGGTCACGGTATTCTGAGACCTGAAAGTGCTTGTAGAATTGTTACTTCGTAATAATTGAACTAAAAGCGTAAGGGATAGGCGAGACGTTTGGTTTCGCCTTCCCACTAAATTATATAAAAAATTATGGCTACAATAACAACTAGAACAACACAATTAGAAGCAGTTAATACAATGCTTTCTACTATTGGAGAAGCTCCTGTTAATAGTTTAACTGGAAGTTTACCTGTAGATGCTTCAATGGCTGTTAATATACTTAATGAAGTAAATAGAGAAGTACAATCTGCTGGTTGGAAATTTAATACATCTTGGAAAAAATCAATACAAAGAGATGCTAACAATAAATTAATAATTGGTAATGATGTTCTACATATAGAATTTGACCACTTAAGATATTCAAAGGCTTCTTATGACCCAGTTATGAGAGGTAATTATTTATATAATTTAGCAAAAGAAAGTTTTACTTGGGAAAAAGACTTTGATTTTGTTACTGTTATTTATTTATTAGATTTAGAAAATATACCTGAACAAGCTAGAAGATACATTACTATTAGAGCTAGTAGAATATTTCACGATAGAACTTTAGGTGCAAATGCAATACATAAATTTTCTCAACAAGATGAATTAGCATCTTTAGCTCTATTAAAACAAACTGAGGCTGATACTGCTGACCACAATATATTTGACAGTTTAGGCCAATTTCAAACATTAAATAGAAATAGCAGAATTAAAAATAGCTCGTAATTATGCCTTTATTATCAAGAAATATCTCTAATTTAATTGGAGGCGTAAGCCAACAGCCTGAGATATTACGTTTAGAAAATCAAGCATCAACTCAAGTAAATGGTTTTTCAAATGTAGTAGAAGGCCTTAAGAAACGCCCACCAACTAATTATGTAGCGAAAGTAACTAGCAGTAGTTTAGCTAATACTTATATTCATACTATTAATAGAGATACAACAGAGAGATATATAGTAGTAATTTCTAATGGTGCTATTCAGGTTTATGATATTGATGGTAATGCTAAGACAGTAGTTGCTAATACAAATGCAACAAACTATTTAGCTTCTACAAGTCCAAGAACTCATTTTAAATGTTTAACAGTAAACGATTATACTTTTATTGTTAATTCTTCAAAAACTGTAGCTATGGATAGTGCTACAAGTACAGGTAAAGTAGAACAAGCTATTTATCAAGTAACTACAGGAGTAGGAAGCTCAACAACTGCTCAAAATTATTCTATAACTATTGATGGCACAACTTATAATTATTCGTCATCTACGACAAATACAAAAACAATTAGAGATGGCGTAAAAAGTGCAGTAGGTTCGCCAGCAAATATTACTCTTACAAATATAGGAGACAGTGGTTTTAAAATAGTTAAATCTACAGGAACACTTTCAGTAAGTGCTTCTGATGGTTATGGTAATCAAGCTAGTAAAGTAATTTACGATAGTGTTCAAAACTTTTCTGATTTACCTGCTACAGGTATTGATGGCCAAGTAGTTGAAGTCAAAGGAGATAGCACTAATAACTTTGATAACTATTATGTTAAATGGCAAGATAGTACAGCAGTATGGGAAGAAACAATTAAACCTTCAATTAAATTTAAGTTTGATTATGATACAATGCCAGTATTATTAATTAGAACAGCAGATGGAAATTTTAGACTAACTCAAGCAGATGGGAGTAATTATACTATATCAGGAACACAATATGATGTTCCAACTTGGGGAAGTAGATTAGTAGGAGATTTAAACAGTGCTCCTAATCCTAGTTTTGTAGATGCAAAGATAAGAGACATTTTCTTTTTTAATAATAGATTAGGAATGATTTCAGATGAAAATGTAATTTTATCTAGGTCTTCAGAATTTTTTGAATTTTTTCCTGAAACAGTTACAGATGTTTTAGATACAGATAATATTGACTTAAATGTTAGTCACACAAAAGTATCAGTATTACGTTCAGCAATTCCATTTGATGAAAGTTTACTTTTATTTTCTGACCAAACTCAATTTATCTTAGATGGTTCTACTAACTTAACACCATCTAATGTAACCGTTACAGTAACAACAGAATATGAAAATAATGCTGGTTCAGTAAAACCAGTAGGTACAGGTAGTAACGTATTCTTTTCTTATGACAGAGGTTCATATAGTGGATTTAGAGAATACTATGTAGAAAGTGATGGAGAAACAAATAGAGGTGAAGACATTACAGCTAACATACCTAAATATATTCCATCAAATTTATATAAAGTAGCTTTAGCAAACAATGATAATACGTTAGTTGCATTAAGCTCTACATCCTCAGAAAAACATAGACTATATGTTTATCAATGGTTTTATGCAGATGGTAAAAGATTACAAAGCTCTTGGCATCAATGGGAATTTGGTGCTAATTCAAATACTACAATATTAAATGTAGACTTTATTGGTTCTACTTTATATTTATTAATAGAACGGTCAGATGGTGTTTATATTGAAACTATGGATGTATCACCAGCTACAGTTGATACTTCAGCTCAATATTTAACTCATTTAGATAGAAAAGTATCTAACTCTACAACTGGCGTAAGTGAAAGTTATAATAGTGGTACAAACCAAACTACAATAACTTTACCTTATACAATAGATAATACTATGAAAATAGTTGGAGCTTCTACAGCTTCAAATGTATCAGGCCAAGAAATAGCTACTGTATCTCAAAGTGGAACAAGTATAGTTGTTTCAGGAGATATAACTTCTTTTGATTATTTTATAGGTGAACAATATGTTTTTACTTATACTTTCTCTCAACAGTATATGGCCTTAGGTGACGCATTTGCTTCAGGCTCAAGAACAAGAGTAAGACAAGGTAGATTACAAATTAGAAACTGGACAGTTAGTTACAATGATACAGCTTATTTTCAAGCAACTGTAACTCCTGTAGCTAGAACTGCTTCTTCAACAACATTTACAGGAACGATTGTAGGAACAGGTTTAGCTGGTACAGTTAATCTTGAAGATGGCTCTTTCACGTTTGCAGTGCAAAGTAGAAATGAAGGTTTAAGTATATCATTAACTAATAATAGTCACTTACCTTCTAATTTTGTTAATGCTGAATGGGAAGGTTATTATGAAAGTGGAACGTCTTAAGCCACACTTACGAGTGGCCACTAAAGAAGATTGTCATTATTTATCTACAAGATTAAGAGAAGATGACTACCAAGAAATAAAAGCTATGACAGGTTTACCTGCATTACAAAGTTTACTTATGGGATTAAAAGTAAGCGATGTACCTATGGTTATTTGTGATGATAAAAGTACACCAGTAGCTATGTTAGGTGTCGCACCTCAAGGATTATTAGGTTTAATTTGGATGGTCGGTACTGAAGATTTAAAAAGAATTAGTTTAAGTTTTTTACGTAATAGTAAAGAAGTCTGTGATGTAATGAAAAAAGATTACAAGGTTCTTTACAATTATGTAGATGCTCGTAACACTTTACACATTACGTGGTTAAAGTGGATGGGCTTTACGTTTATTAACAAACATCAACAATTTGGAATAGAAGGAAGATTATTTTACGAATTTGTAAAAATATAAAATTATGTGTAACCCAACATTAGTAGTAGCTGGCCTTAGTGCTGGTATGCAATATCAACAGTCAATGGCTATGCAAAAAAATGCACGTACTCAGCAGATAAGACAAAATGAAATTGCTAGAAATAATCAAGTTATTAGAGCAAAAGCTGAAGCTCTTAAACTTAAACAATCAACTGAAAAGAATTTAGAAAAATTAAGATTAGCTGAAGGTGAAAGTAGAAGAAGAAGAGCTACATTTATATCTGCTAAAAATTATACTGGTAATACTTATAATATGTTACTTGCTAATTATTATGACCAAGAAGGTCAATATAGAAATACTGTATTAGGAAATATACAAAAGAATGTATTCCAATTTGATAGAACTCAAGAAGCATTACAAGCTCAATATAATGCACAAGCAACTTATGTAACTACACCTGACTTTGTGTATACAGCAGGTGCATCAGCTCTAAATTTTGCAAGTGATTATTACGATTATAAAGCAAAACAAAATCAAGCTGATGTTAATACAGATTATTATAGTTATGGAAAAACAAGTAATGATGAAGGAACTTGGACATAATGGCTAGAAAACCTAACGACCCAGCTCCATACTTATTATCTCCTACAGGAGTAGAACCTGAAGTAGTCTCAAGAGATTTTAATTTATTTTATAAGCCTGATAAAATTCCTGAAAATAAGGGTTTAAATCAACTTATAACTTCATTATCAAATATTGTACCTAAATTAGCTACTTATTCTGTAACTGAAGAAGTAAAACTTAAAAAGAAATCTGAGGCTGAGGCCTTAAAAGATTTTAATGAAAATTCTAATTCTTTTAAAAATATGGTTGAAAAGGGAGAAATACCAGCAGGTGCTAATCCATTTTACTATAATAAAATGATGGAATTAGAGCTAAATAATAAAGCTAGAGATTTTCAAAAAAAGTGGGATGAATTTTATTTAAACAAAGATTTAATGAACAGTGAAGACCCTAATGCTTTTAATGAAGCATACGAAGGTTTTATTAAAAAATATTATCAAGATGAAAATTTAGATGGTTATGATGCTTTAGCTTTAAAAAAAGGATTTTTCTCTAAAACAGATACCTTTAGAAATCAAAGAGACCAACAGCATTTTGCTAAACGTATGAACATAATTGAAGGTCGTACAGAAAAAAATGCAATAATGGATTTTAGTGGAACTATAATTGACAATCAAGATAGCGACCAATCTATAGACGATTTGTTAAATGATTTAAAAACTAAAGTAGATGAATTTAAAGGGTTTGGATATGGTAATGCAAGAAGTAATGAGTTGTTAGTAGCAGGAATTGAAGCATACATTAACACTGTAAATGACGAAGCAGGTTTTGATTATGCTAAAGATTTATTACAAGGTTTAGAAAATTTTAAATTGGGTACTGGTTATTGGGCTGGTAGTGAAAAAGGTAAAGCTATTAAACAAAGATTAGAAAGTCTTATAGCTAATAAAGAATATGAATTTTATGATTTAGCTAAGAAAAAGAAAGTTGTAACAAAAGAATTACGTAATGTTGAATTAAGTGATGAGTATTGGAAATCATTTAATGAAACTGAAACTTTTAGTATAAGTGAATTTATTGACCAAAAAACATATTCAGATAATTCAGACTTTGCTGAAGTTACTGGTGAAAAATATAATAATGAAGAAAAAGCATTTTTAACTGATTTTCATAACTCAGTAACAGAAGGTGTTAAAGTTAAAGAAGACAATACTGAAGCTGTAGTAGAATTAATGGCTTTACAAGAAAATGATATTTACGCTTTAAAAGATAAAGCATTAGAGCATTTAAGAGATAAAAAAATAACTTTAAAAACATTTAAAGAGTTTTGGAATAGCACTAAAACTTGGAAAGAACTTGATAATAATTTATACTTTAATAATAGCACACCATATAAAAACTATATGCTTATGTTTAAAGATAAGTATATAGCTCAAAATCCAGCATTAGCTTCTGAGTTACACGCTATGCGTAATAAATTTCAAGAGCAAATGTCTCTTTGGTATAAAACAAACAAAGGTAAATATGCTGGAAGTGATTTACAGAAACAATTAGATGCTGAAGTTAAAAGTTTAATGGGTACAATATTAGCAGATAGTATAATCGTTCAATCAGACTATGCAACTTATAGTCAATTATTTGCAAAATATGGAATAGTAATACCTAACACAACAGGAGATGGGGGTTAATGGCAAAAATAATCGTTAGAGATGGAAAAGAATATTTCTTTAAAGATGATGCTTCAGAAGAAGAAATAAACTCTTTCTTTGAGAAACAAACAGAAATTAAAGAAAACAAAAAGGAAGTACCTGAAGAAAAAGAAGATAGCGAAAGAGGTATTCTTACTGATGTTCCATACTCAGGTCTAGTAGGTGTTAAAGATGCTTTTAAAGAAACATTTAATTTAGCTGAAGGTGTTGCTCAAGATTTAAAAAAGAAAATGAATTACGGAGGTTTAACCTTCGGTAAGAACGCAGATAATGGTTGGGTTCAATATCACTCTTATGAAGACGCAGTAAAAAATAATATTAAGATGCCAATTTCAGGCTATGTTGATAAAGTTGGCGATAGTAAATTTCAAGACTTACTTCCTGAAATGGACACACCTGATACTGTTGCTGGTGAATTTACAAAAAATATAGCTCAGTTTGCTACTGGTTGGTATACTGGTGGTAAATTATTAAAACCTGTAAAAGCTGTTACTAAAACTGGTAAGACAGCTAAAGTATTTGCTAAAGGTGCAATAGCAGACTTTCAAGTATTTGGACAAGATACTGGAAGATTTATGGATGTTGTTAATACTCACGCACCTATATTACAAAACCCTATATTTGATTATTTAGGTTCAGAAGGTAAAGATGAAGGTTTTTATGAAGCAAGACTTAAAAATGCTATTGAAGGATTAATTGTTGGTGGATTTATAAGTAGCACTTTAAAAGGTTTAAAATCTCAGACAGTAATGGATGCTGTTAAATATCTTAAAATAAGAAAGAACGCATCACAAGGTAAAAATGTAGATACAGCTAAATTTAAAGAAATTGAAGAAAATTTATTAAGGTCGTCTGAAGCTGACGTAGTGCCTATAGGAAAAGGCAGTAAAAAGAAATTTAAAGATACTATTAAAAAAGAAGCTGGTGATGTTAAAACTGACCAAGTAATTACAAAATTAAAAGAAGTTACATCTGCTGAACAGCTTAACCTTAAAATGGTAAATAACTTTGATAAATATATTGAAAGAATTAGAAAAGGTGAAAAAGGCGTTAATTGGAGAAAGATTGATGATAATTTAGATTTTGGTTTATCTCCTAGAGCTTACGCTGATGGAAACTTTGGTACTCTTGCTTTAGAAGCTATGTCAAAAATAGTTAGAAGCGATAGAAAATTTGATAAATACACTGATGCTTTAATTGAAAATCAAGCTCTAAAAGCTGGTGGTGATATTATTCAAACAACTAAAATGATGGGTAACTTAGGTGATAAGTTAGAAGGTGGCCTTAAATATATGTGGGCTTCTCAATCTTTACAAATGAATTTAGCAGATAGTTTATACAAAATGGCTAACTCTATTCGTAAAAACGAAAATATTTACACTGAACAACAAATGAAAATGGTTACAGCTTTAACTATGAAGTTGTTAAGATTTGACCAAAAAGTTACATCTAATTTAGGTAGAGGATTAAGATTAAGAAGTGTTCTTAAAGATATGAATACTGATTTAAGCCACGACAGTATTTTAGCTATGGTTAAAAACTTTGATAAATATGATGGTAATTTCAAAGAATTTATAGAAGGCGTAGCATTAATGAAAGATAAAAACGCTTTAATTAAAATTACTGACTTCTTATTTAGAAATAATTTTTGGAATAAAGTTAATGAAGTGTGGATGTCATCTGCATTATCTAATATTAAAACTCAAGCAGTAAACGTAATATCTACTGGAATTAACAGTGTAGTTAAACCTATAGATAGTTTTGTTGGCTCTAAAATGACTTGGGGAGTAGATACACAAACTGCTAAAATGATTAAAGCTGAAGGTGAAGTTGCTATGCAAACTTTATCAGGACTTAAATTATATTTAGATGAAGGTTTAATGTTTGCTAAAAAAGCATTTAATGATGAAGACAGTATTCTATTTGCAGGAAGTACAAAATTTGACAGAACAACAAAAGCTCTAGGTGATGGTAAAGTTGCTAGAACAGTAAGAATACCTTTGAGAGCTTTGACTGCTATGGATGAATTATTCAAGCAAGTTAATTACAAAAGTAAATTAATGGCTATCTCTGTTAGAGAAGCTAATAACCAAGCTAAAGCATTAAGCAAAACAAAAATTATTGGTGAATTACCAAACGGTACAAAAGTAAGTGAATATGATTATTTTGTTTCTCAAAGATATAAAGCAGGATTTGATGAAACTGGTTTAATAGGAATAGATAAAGAAGCTAAAAGATATGCTCAAGAAGTTACTTTTACAAAAGATTTAACAGGTATGTTAGGTAAAATACAGGAAGCAGTTAATGAAGCTCCTATACTAAAACAAGTTTT